CGGATCAGTTAAAGCTTTCCTAGCAAATCCTAGCATTCTATATGCAGATAATCTTAAAAACGGGTCGTTATCATCAAAATTTTTTTTAGTAAAACCGAATGCGCGATATGCTTGTAGTCTTATAAGCGAGTCGTCACTAGCTAAAAGCTCTTTAACTTCGTCTAACGTTTCACATTCTAATATTGTGTTTTTCATTATTTCACCTCAATCAAGCTATTTTTCCAGTCACCCTCGTACCATTTTTTGACGTTTAATACCCCTTTATTTTTAGTGTCATTATTCTCTGTGCAAAAATTATGAGGCTTATCATTAAGATGATAAAAAACATCAGATAATGGCTTTACTTCAAATTTATAAAAATAAATCTCATTATTTTCATCACGCCCTATATATTTGTACCCTTTTTCTTTAGCCTCGTTGATTAAGTCGACAATTGTTAGTTGTTCGGACTTTTGTTCCTCTTCATTTTCTAAGTCAAATTTTAAAGAATATAAAGAATGAAAAAAACACCAACCTTTATAGTAGGAGTCGGCTTTTATTTCGCTCCAGCTCATGATTTTGTCAAACCTGCTTATTACGGTTAATTTGTTATAAAAGGTAAAAGGTTCTGCACTTTTATCATAACAAACAATAATATCAGTCCCGTAGGTAGATAAAGGGGGCAATTCACTCATAGGTTTAAGCTCTGCTTGTATTTTCATTATTCACCTGTTTTAGTTTTGTTTTTAAAATGTTTTTTTGAGTTTTCAATTACCCGTTTTATCAACAAAAGATGATCACAATCATAGCTGTGATATTTAATGTGTCTTAATTTATCTTCATCAAAATAAGCGTAGAGTTGACCTATAGCAGCACTCACAAAATCAGATGTTAAAACAGATACATCACAAAACACGACTGTAATTTTTTCATTTTTTTCGATAGATTCTTTTAATAATTGGAATATTTTATTACCTTGTGCGGTAGATGTGCATAATGAACTACCTACTACTTCTTTAACATTTATAATATCGCTCATTTTGTAGCCCAGAAGTAATTATCGTGCTTCTTTAAGAATTCAGTGTATTCTATATGATTAACGCTAAAAGCAAGAATATCAGCAGTAATCATGATAATAACGCTTGGCAACTCTTCAACAAATCGTTCTTTTATACGATTTATTATAGAATCTTCTACTTCGTAATCTATTATCTTTTTTATTTCATCGTTAGTTATCATTTTTATACTCCACAAACATATTTAACTTGCTTAAAACATCTTCTATTACACTTTCTGCTTGCTCTACTCGAGTCATGCACATATTTTGCCATTCTTTATCTGCATATATTTTTACCGAATAAAGGGGATTTTTTTCTTTAAAAAGCGGATTATAGCTAACTAAATAGCATGATTTTCGTTCTGTCAACATAAGTTGAAATTGAACTTGATTGTAATATTGATTCAGGCTATTTTCTAAAATGTTGTTTAAATGAATTAATGGGCTAAATGGACATTTAATTTCTATTAATTCATCTTCGCCAATGTAGCCGTCAGGAGTGCAGGAAAGCCACCCTTTTTCTACAGTTTTTTGGTGATCGAACGTTTTAATGAAGTGATAAGATTCAAAGGCTTGAATAGCTTCAAGTTCATATTCATTGCCCCATTCAGTTGCTTTATTTCCATTAAAAAACTCATCTTCATTTACTATTCCCATTCGCTCTAAAGCTATGCGCTTTGCAAATTCAACGCCTCCGGCTAATAAAGTGCTGCCTTTCCCCGTTAAAATCGGCGATATTGTTGACGCTGTAAAAAACCCTAATTTATGCTGTGCCATTTTTTTTCTCTTTTAATTTTTTAACGTGTAAATATTCATTGGCTTCTAGCACTATCGGAAACTCCTGATCTAGCAATGCTTTTCCCCAATTATTAGTATATCTGAATGCTTCCTGTCTTATTTCTACACTCGGATCATCCTCAGCTTTATTCCAGTTTTTAGTATGCCTGAATGCTTCTAATCTTATTTTATAATTGTAATCATTTTCAGCTTTAACCCAGTTTCCCGTATGCTTGAAAGCTCCGAATCTAAAATGAGGTTTTTCATTATCTTCCATTTCAATTACCTCCTCCCATGTTTCGCAATCCCTCGGCCAGTTTTTCATTTTTATTCCCCTTCTTCTAGTAATTCAGGATTTTCATAGATGTTTCCGATTATTTCGACATCACCACGAAATATGTATCCCATAGCATAAGGCTGCCCAAACCCATCGTGCTCTAAGTCTTCTTCCCACTTAACTATGGTTTGCCTAACTTTATGTTTCCCATAGTAAAACGTTTCGTATTTAACGATATCACCTTCATAGATATCTTTTTTTAACCTGTCTGAAATCCCGACATATTGCATTATTTTAGCATCGGAGTAATCCCATCCAGTTCCTAACCCACCGCTGCACGCTCCTGAATGATAAATGTCTTCAAAATCAAAGTATTTCATGGATAATTTATCCCAAGCTCTAAATTTATATTCTCTCATTTTATTCCACTATTTATTCTTTATTTTCAATACTCAGACAGATATTAAAGCCGCCATAATATCCATTATGTTCATTATGAGTACAAAAAACATACGTATCTTTGTCTGTTTGTATTTCTAAAAATTGAATTTCATGGGCTCCATAATCTGAATCTCCGCTAATATGTTCTTTAAGTAAAATATTAACTAATTTCTCTTCTTCTTGGACATCTAGCTTATCATCTGTTGTTATGTATCTGTGTTCACAGCAAGATTGGCCAACATCTTCGATTTTTAAAACTACACTACCCCTAAATTTTATTCTAATAATTGAGTTATGGTCTTGAATTAGCTCAATACTTCTAATTTCTTGGTTAATTAATGAATTAATTATTTGCTTAGGTTTCATTTTATTTACCTATTTTTAAATTTTTTATATATTATCTTAGCGTTTTCAAGAAATTTTAATTTCTTTAAATCTATTGTCCGTTCAGATATACTTTATCATCTTTGTTTAATAATATTTTAGAAAGCCTTGTGTATTCCTCTTTTCCGATTCGATGAGGACAGTCAAAATCAACAACATAAATATGATATTCAGGCGTTGAATACTCCCTTTCAATACAACTAATTTCAATTATATGATTTTTATTCAAAATCAATTCTACAAGATCACGGTTTTCAGTTTTTAATTTAATAAACATTTTATTCTTTCTCTTCTTGTTGCTCTTCATTCAATTTTGCAGCTAACTCATCAGATTGGAAAATCATTTCTTCTTCATCTTCTTCGCCTAAAACAACGTAGTTTTTTATTTCTTCTATTGTTATTTTATTTTCTGCTAACTGTTGTACAGCTCTTGCCCATCTTGGTGATTCTTGATTTAAAATTGGCTTTTCTTTAATTTCTGCAAGCTTACAATTAACGTCAAAATCAGGTTTTAATTCCTCAAAAGTTGGTGCTTGACTAACTATTTCCGGAAATGCTTTACGTAACGCTTGGGCTTCTGCGCATTTTGCAAGTTGCCCGTAAGGTCTTTTTTTCCACATCGCATTAGGCGCAATAGTATCTTTTCCCGCTGTCGCGTAATTTTCTATCCAATATTCTTTAGCTGTAAAATCTGTGCTTACACTATCAACTATTCGCTTTACTGTAATTTTGCACCACTCCGGAAATGCAAACTCTTCGCTTCCGTTTGTTAAAGTTAAAATTGGTCCATATTCAGGTGCAGTTATTCCGCCGTATTGATTGCTTCGATGCGCTTGTATTCGATAAAGACCGATTCCAGGCATAATTACATCGCGATAACTGTACTTTTGAGATAAAGAATCTTTTACGGACATTGGTACAATGTGAACAGGTTTTTGAATGGGGTCTAAGTTAGCAGCTTTGCAATAACTTAAAACCATTTTAATGCTGTCTAATTTTGCGCCTGGATATACGCTGTTTTGAAGAGCAGAAAAAACATCTTCTTCGCGTATTGATAACTGAGTTTCTCTATGTTCGCTTACTGTTACTGTTGTCATTTTATTCCCCGATTAATTGTTTAGTTAATTCTGTGAAATCCGATTGATAGAACCAGCCTACATACCCTTCGTATTCTGCTAAATGTTCCCAGCTCATTTGTCGATCGCAAGATACTGTTACAACTCCCAAATCATTTAATGACGCGTAATCATGCTCATTGCTATATTGTCTCAATAATGAAAAATCAACGTTGCTTTTTGGTTGCTCTTGAGTAGGATAAATCTCTAATAATGCACTATTTCTATTTAAAATACTTTCCATTTCTTGCAGTAATTCATCATTTACTTTTTCAGTTCTAATTGTAAATTCTTCATCTTTTTCTTTAAGCTTCTGAACGTGGAAGTATTTTTCTGCTTCGAACCGGATAGCTATATCCTCATCGCTCAACGCATCTTGCGTAAATCCCAATGCTTTGTAGGCTTCAAGCCGTATATGCCACGATGAATCGTTTAACGCCTCTTGTGTAAATCCGAGATTTCTATAGGCTCCTAGTCGTGCGTACGAATCTTTATGATTCAACAGTTCTTTGACTTCGTGTAACGTTTCACACTCTAATACTGTATTTTTCATTTTATTCATTCTCTATTTTGTTTTTTATATATGCAATAAACATTCGTTATTATAATTATGGTTAAGCGTTATTCTTATTAAAGTTCTGCGGACGCCCTTAGGAATTAATAACGTTCTGTGCGGTGTATTGCTTGTCATAAAATACAATTGATTAGACTCTAAATTAACTGACTTCATTTCTTCTATTTTTTCATATAAATAAGACCCCTCATTTCCAACGCAACTAGGCAATTCTCCGTCCCATGCTTCGCAACCCGGATAATCAGATATTGTTAATATACCTCCATTTTTTTCAGAAACATATTTCCCAAATGGTACTTCTATATCTACTTCTGTCGCGAATTCCTTTTGAACTGCTCCATTTGAATTAACATACATACCGCCCCACGTTCTCGCGCCAAAACTAGAGTCAGCACAGAAATTCCCGTCAATGTGTACGCCTTCTCGTCTTTGATAGGCGTCTTTGGTAAAAAATTTTGAATCTATTGTAACGTAATGAGTTGTAGCACCTTTTTGGATCGGTAAAAATGAGAAAATATCTTTAACTGTTCTAATCCATGACTCACATAAATTTGGCAAAGTTATATTTTTATGGCTAACGGGAAATACTTGTAATTTTAGGTCGCAGTTAATAGCTTTTGGGATAACCATACGACAAATTTTATTTATAACTGCTTTCATACTAATATCCTCCTATAATTTTCAATGATTCTAAATGCACTTTCCTAAAATCAATAGGTAACGCTGACTTTTCACATTCTTTAATTATTCGCTGTCTATTTTTATGATAAATTTTAAATAATTGAGTAGGCGTTCTTGTAAAACTTAATCTTTCTTTAGCTGTTATTTTGTCGTTCATTTTTATTGCTCCGTTTTTCTATTTTATCAAACATTTCATCTAAGTCTTGCATGCGCTTCTTGTATATTGTATTTTCTTCGAAAATAGAATGTACTAAATATTCATAATAATCTAGCTCTGCATTATTAAATAGATGTTTGTGTTAATTGAAATATTTAATCATTTTTAATTCCAATCTTTTTGATTGTTTAATTTAGCTTGAAATTGTTCCGAATAGTAAACAAACAAATCATAAATTGTATCTCTGAACGTGTGTAGTATTTCTTCACTAATTGTTTTAGTCGAGAAGTTGTAATCATGAATTCTTAGAAACATTTCTTTTACGTTTTGCGACATTAATATATCAAACGCCGCTTCTTCTTCATTATTAAGCAAATCACAAAACAGGGTGTACGCTAAATCGTACTGTTGACAAAAAAGTAATTTTTTAAAGTGGAACTCACCATCTGAAACGTGCTCTTTTATAGATTTGCAGGTTAGCGGCAAATAACGAATTTCATCTGGCTCATCATCATAAGATAAATTGATTTCTAATTCTGTTGTGTTTAGCATTTTTATGTCTCCGTGTTTATTTTTTAACATCATTGCTTGATGTTTTTTAAGTTTAACACAATATTTTAAAATATCAACTAATTTTTAAAAAAAATAATTATATTTACAAAATAAATCAAAAAAAGTAAAATAAGACTTTAAGTTAACAAATAGGTAATATTATGACTGAATACATATCAGCGTTTGAATTTTGCAACAGACGTAAATCGTGGCCCAAATATTCAACGATGCGGAAACTAATAAAAAATAGACATCAAAATGGATTTGATAAAGTTGTCTGGAAAATTGGGGGAAACTTTATGTTGAGAGAAGAAGATTTTGACGCGTGGGTGGAAACGCACAAAAATACAGATATTTAGTTCTAAAAATGAACTGGAAATTAGCTGAAAAAATAAACAAAATAAAGGGCTTGACGGCTGTTCAGCGTTCTATTTTGTTTGCGCTTGCGGGCTATGCGAACGATAAAAATCAATGTTTTCCGTCTCATCAGACGTTAGCTTTGACTGCATGCGTTAGCAAACGAGCATTAATTAACAACGTAAAAGAGTTAGAAAATATGAAGATTTTATGGGTAGACCGACTCGAGGGTGGGCCTCAAAATTCAACTAATCTTTATACCATTTTGGTAGAGGTTGATAAAAAAGAAGACAATTTTAGGGGTGAAGCAGATGCACTTGAAGTAAGCTTTAGGGGTGCAGCAGATGCACTGGGGGGGTGCAGCAGATGCACTGGGGGGGGTGCAGCAGATGCACACAGAAGTAGATACACTAGAACAGATACAATAACAGATAAAAAACATACTAAAAAAGAAAATGCAAAAACAGACGAAGAGAAAAAGGAAATAACCGAAAAGGTAAACCTTGAGCTAAAGCTCAAGTTTAGTGTGTTTTGGGATTTGTATCTGAAAAAGCGAAACAAAAAAGCAGCTCAGAAAAAATTTGAAGCCATTGTTGGTAAAAAATTACACATAGCAGATGAGATAATTGCGGGCACTAGAAAACACGTTCAACGCTGGAAATCTCAAAACACAAAATTACAATTCATTCCCTACCCTGAAACATTTTTGAACAAGGGCGCGTATGCAGATGAATTTGATGCAGAAAAGAACAACGACATCTGGAGTAAATATTTATGAAACTTGAGCCGACAAAATCACAAGCAGAAATATTCAGAAAGATTTTTGTTTATCACAATATCGACGAAAATGAGATAGCACTACAGCTTTGGACAGATGATTTATTTAAATACAACGCAGAAATAATCACACAAGCGTGGAATGAATGGCGCATGAATGAAAAAACTAAACCAAAATCTTACGATATCGCTAAAATTTCAAAGCGGTTAAAATACATCGAAGATTCAAAAGAAATTGGAAAATACGTACACAGCGCAAAAAAAGACGATTTTGTGCGCGGACGCTCAATAATTGAAGACGAAATTATGCGACGAAAAGAATTGTCGATTAAAAATAATCCGCATCTTATTCAGCAACTCAGAGAAACGCAGGGAATTTATGGAAAAATATCACTTTGCGCACTCGCTCAAAATATATCTATGAGCAAAATTAATTCAATTTTAGCTCCGTTATTTAAGCGCTGGAAAGAAAATGAACAAAAAGAAGCGCAAAAAGTTGAAGCAGTGAAAAAGACAGATGAAATTACTGCTCAGAATCACATTAAACAAAATCCTAGTAGGGTACAGGAGATTTTAAAAGATACGCATAGTGATTTATCATGGTTACTTTCAGAGTAGCTAAAACTATGCTTAAATTGAGTTTAAATCGATATTTATAAAATAGGTAATAAAATGAAACATGTTAAAAAAAGCAAATTACTAGAAGCTATTGACAAAATAATAGACAGCTATGAGATTGCAATAAAAGTTAATCAAGAGCAATTCGCTGAATTGCTTAAAGAGCTGTATCCGTATCTGACAGAGCAAGCTAAAAAAAAATTGATGGAATCAAAAAAACTGCAATATAGAACAAGAGCAGTTGAAGTAATTGAGTAAAAATATTAAAATTTCGGACAAATATAATATAAGACGTCAAACTAAAAATGAGTAATATGCAATACATTTCTGGAAAACTAACAAAAAAACCTGAAAAAAAAACAATAATCAAAAAAAAGCGGAAGCCCCGATTTTTAAAACAAAATAAAGACAAATGAAAGAGGAAGACGCAAATCAAGCTGCGTTAGTAAAGTGGGCTGATATGCACAAAAATATTGGTCCTTTTTTATTTTCAATCCCGAACGGCGGTTCCCGTAATATTATTGAGGCAGCTAAGATTAAAAAAACGGGTGGTAAAGCAGGTGTTTTTGATTTATTTTTGATGATTCCGAATGATATTTATCATGGATTATTTGTAGAAATGAAAAGCAAAAAAGGTCGATTATCAGAAAAGCAAAAAGAGTTTCAAAAACGTGCAGAATCAAAAGATTACTGCACGTTTGTAGCGTACAGTTGGATAGAAGCTAAAGATAAAATACTTGATTATTTACAAAATTAAGTTATAATTAATTGCTGATTTTTGAACACAATAAGCACTATAGTCCAGCTCGTTTTTTTAGCTTGCGTGCTGGACTATTTTTAATTTCTAATTCTTTGGCTTAAATTCGCATTCGATTGTTTCTATTTTTTGATTTAAAATAAATTCTTTAGCTTTTTTATCTAAATTATAAAAAGTATTAGAATCGTCTAAATCTAATACTACTATAAATTTTATTTTACCTTTGTTAATTTTCTCCGCAGTTGAATAATCTAAGAATTTGTGAATATTTAAATTTTCAATCATCAAAGCTACGTTAAGCATTACTAATTTTAAATCTTCAATTATACTTTTATTCATCTCATCGCCTCGTTTTGTTTTTTGTTGTACAAATGATGTTTTTAAGTATTTTTTTCATTTTATTTTTAAATTTAATAAAACATTCCGGCGGGAATACGTTATAACCTTGTTCTATATCAATTTCACGAACTCTTTTTTTAGCGTCCTCTTCTTTTAAAAATATTTCTGTTATAGCACGTTTTCTTTTTGGTTCATCGCTCCAATATTTAACTGTCCATTCTGTTTTCAATTGCTTAGGTGTTTGGTCAAGAGATTTATCTAAAAATTTATATAGCCATTTGCTTTTTTCATTTGTAGAGCCTTCTTTTTCTACTGCGATGTATTTTATTATAACTGCTGGCTCATTTTTGTTCTCTGTTGTTTTCATTTTTCATTCTCCGCTTTTAAGCTCTTTTTCTAAGATATTTTTTTCATGTTCGGAAAGAGTGTCTAAATATTCGTTAAATGATTTAATAACTCTATTTCTATCGCTAACGCCGTGTCTTTCGATAAATTCAGATATGTCAAAGCGGGAATTTTTACTTGCTTCTCTTATAATTATTTCTCCATTTTTTTCTTTTTTTAACTGCGATAAAAGGGCGCATAATGCCGCTTCTAATTCTTTATTTAATTCTATTAATCTATTATTTTTATTTGTTTCTATTTCTTCGCAAGTAGGCATGTAGCATGGCATTTTTATTCTCCTATTTTTAGTTTATTTTTAACTTCTCGTCGCAGTATTTCTAGTTGATCTTTTGATAAATCTAAATTATATCCCTCTTCATCATAAACATACGATGATTCACATTTAGTACACGAACCCCCGTACAATTCTTCTATGTTTATATCGTTATCGCATATTTCGCATTTAATAATGTCAGCCATTTTTATTCTCCACTTTTAGAGCTTTAAAAATAACCCCAAAAGTTTCATTAAACGATTCTAACGACAAAGAAAAAGAAAAGATGCTTGATTCATCATCATCCTCAAGCGAGATAGTTAATAGATCCTCTTCACTGAATTTACTAACTGCTAAATTTAGTCCATTTGGGAAATCATCTTTATCGTATTCCCTAGGGCTTAATGTCTCTGTAAACGTTATTTTCATTATTATTCTCCAATTTTATAGTTTAAAGTGTTTTTCAATTCGTCTAAAATTACATCAACTTTACGTAATTCGTCTGTTTTTCCTAATTTAAAAAAACGCGTGTGATTGCAATAGTCTTTGATGATTTTTTGTGTTTTGTCTATTTCTTGTTCTAGTTCGTGCTTAGTGTTCATTATTAATGCTCTCAGTTCTCAGCCCCGTTTTTAATTTCAATATTGTATAATCTAATTCTTCATAATCTTTTAAATCCCATGAAAAATCACTTATAAAATCATAAAAACTCGGTCGGTTATCCATCAAAAATTCATAAATCTGCCAAAGTTTTTCAACAGTGTTAATTTTTGGGCATATTTCTTTTATTTCTTGCAATCTATCGTTTATATAATCATCTTCTTCAAAATCCATTTCGTACAACTGGTCGATGCAATAAAGCAGATCGCTGCTCTTTGAATATAACAATGGCTTTTCGTTATCTTTTGTGATAATAGCAGTATAGTACGCGTCTAAAGTTAACTCATCATCGATTATTATTTGATTATGCGCATTACAAAAATGCGCGATATATGAGATAGGTACATTTAGCCATAATTTTTGCGTGTTTATATATTTGTATTTTAATTCTGTTTTTGTTAGTTTCATTTTTGTTCTCTGTTGTTTATTTTTTTATAATGCAGCCAATCTATCTGATTCTTTAAAAATTGAATCAAGCTCATATTTTTCCAATCTTGAACATCCTTCATATGGGCTGTTTAAATAATACGTTGTATTATCTTTGTTTGATAGAATGTATGCTTTCTTTGCCCCGTTTGCATAACTATTTCTGACTAGAACGTTGGCTCTTACTATTAAGTTCATAAATCCAACTTTTACAGTTTGTCCAATTTCATAATTTTGTTTTGTTTTCATTTTTATTCTCCGTTTTCAGTTGTTTTGTTCATTAGAAATTTAATAAGCTAGGCCCATGCGCTTAGCATCGTCGCGAGTAAATACTTGGCCAAAATCTTCCGGATATTTTTCAAGCGCGACAAATGCAGAGCGAACTAAAGCGCGTGTACAATGTTTATCATCAACGCATACTAAAGCATAGCGTTTTTCCCACTGCGTAAAGCCGTTTCCAAAATGTTGTTTTACTGCGTAATCTTCAAAACTTTTAATTCTGCTCATTTTTATATCTCCGTAGTTTATTTTTTAATTAAATATCCATTTCACCTTCGCACGCGTCTGATAGCCTATAAAAGTACAGTCTGTAAGAATCTATATTGTTTTCTTTAGCTATTTTTTTTGCTTGCCTGCGTGCGCCTAAATCTGTTTTTGCTGTAAGAAAATACTCATTATTGTTATGAGCGTAAATTCTGTAAGAGATTACGTTATTTTTGTCAAATTGAGTTCTGTTCATTTCTCTATCTCCGTAGTTTATTTTTATTTGTTATCAATTTGTCTTGATATGTTCATTGTATCAAATTTTAGATGGGTGTCAACTAATTTTTTAAAATAAATTAAAATAATAACGAATTAATTAAATCATAGTATATATAGTATAGATGTGATACACTAAGTTATGTTATGAACTATTACAATTTAGGTAATTTATGAAAAAAATGAGCTTTATCTTATTGTTATTATCTTTTCTGTCATTTTTTACGGCAGCTCACGCAAATACATTTTCTATTTTAGGCGCAACGTTTATCCAGGGGGAGCAAACGCATTGCCCGAAAATTTACATAGTTGCTACGTTTGATTCAGAATCAAAAAAGCTGATTAAATTAAACGACACAGCAGTATCTGTAGAGCCGGAAAGCGGTATATACAACTTTACAGACGAGCCAATTTTAAATTTGAATGGCATGCACGCTCAAATTGAAATGATTTCGGTCGGGCGAAATTATGACGGAATGCTTATAGAATTGAGAAATCTTGATGCTGCGTGGGCAAATGAATGTGAGTATATGAGTTAGCAAATTATTGCAAACTCATCACAATCGAGATAATATAACGCATTGTTAATCAACAGATTCAAAAAATGGCTAAATTAAACGCAGCTCAGAGAAAACAAATTCCAAAAAGTAAATTTGGATTGCCGGAAAAAGTTGGGAAAAATAAAGAGGGTGGAGAAGCAGGGCGTGGAGCGTATCCAATGCCAGACAAATCTCACGCAGCAAACGCAAAAGCGCGTGCAACTCAGCAGCTCAAAAAGGGTAATATCACAAAATCAGAAAAAGCAAAAATTGACGCGAAAGCGAATAAAATACTAGCAAATAAAACTATCAAAAAAAGGTAAAGGTAATATGGCAATTGTAACTAATTATCGGGAAGTACATGTCAATCAAAATGTGACGTTAGAAATTTTGGCTGGAGAAACGGTTTCGGGAACTTTGGATTGTGCCGGAACGACATTATGCGCAATACGAGCTGATGAACAACTGAGCGAGGCCACGTTGAATTTCTTGGTCACTAACGACACTACAGTTCCAGCAGCGTTGCTTTATAACACTGCTGATAGCTTATTAATTTCTGTTGTTGTTCCAACTTTAGGCGTAGGAGAAGCTGCTTGGATACAAATTCCTCCTGCTGTTTTTGCTGGCCTACGTTATTTTGCTGTAGTGTCAGATGTCGCGCCTGCTCAAAACTCAACTTTGTATTGCGCAGTGAGGCCCGTTTAAATTTATGATTAAAATAAAAATAAGCGAGTTAAAGCTAAACGATAAAAATCCCAGAAAAATCGATAAATTGAAAATGGAAAAATTGGTAAAATCAATTAAAGATTTTCCAGAAATGTTATCAATTCGACCAATCGTTGTTGATTCTGATAATGTGGTTTTAGGCGGGAACATGCGTCTTCAAGCGTCAAAAAAAGCAGGGCTAAAAGAAGTTCCTGTTATTTTTGCGAACGACTTAACAGAAGAGCAAAAAAACGAATTTATCATAAAAGATAATATTGGCTTTGGCGAATGGGATTATGATGTTTTAAAACTTGATTGGAACGCAGACGATTTAATAAACTGGGGAATGGATTTCCCAGATTTTAAAGAACCAGATTTAGCTGCTGAGTCTTTAAGCTTAGAGTCAATTTTTGAGGTTACGATAGATGTAACATCTGAGACAGAGCAAAAAAAACTATACGATGAATTTACAAGTCGGGGGTACAAGTGCCGCATATTAAGCATTTAATACAGTGCGACTATAAGCCGACTTTCAGAACAGAAAAAGTTGCTGGAATGTTTGATATTCCAGTTTCTGAAAAAATAGAAAAGTCTTGGGATTTAAAAGTAAATATCGAAGAAAAAGACTGGCAGATTGGATTGATAGTTGGAAATAGCGGAGCTGGAAAAACTACTATAGCAAAAGAATTATTTAAAAATGAATACATCCATGAAGATTTTAAATGGGAAGCTAGTAGCTTTTTAGATGATTTTGATGAAAATTTAAATGTATTGGATATAGTTAACGCATTAAATAGCGTTGGTTTTTCTTCACCGCCTTCTTGGATTTTGCCATTCTCTGCTTTGTCAAATGGTCAAAAATTTAAAGCAGAAATTGCACGATGTTTGTTAGAAATAAATAAAACAATTGTTTTTGATGAATTTACATCAGTAGTAGACCGCAATGCTGCAAAAATCGGAAGCTACGCAGTTTCGAAACACATTAAAAAGCAAAATAAAAAATTTGTCGCTGTTACGTGTCATTATGACGTTGAAGAATGGCTACAGCCAGATTGGGTGCTAGACATATCTCAAAAAATATTTAAATGGGGGTCGCTTCGGCGACCTGAAATTGAACTCGATATATTCCGAGTTGATTATAAAGCGTGGGAACTGTTTAAAGACTATCATTATTTGAGCGCAAATATTAATAAGTCAGCTCTAGTTTTTGCGGCAGAAATAAATAAAATTCCAGTGGCTATGACTTCTGCGCTTCCATTTGTTCATCCGACAAAAAGAAATTTTTATAGAGAACACCGGACAGTTGTTTTGCCGGATTACCAGGGCGTAGGCATAGGAAATAAATTGTCTGAATTTTTAGGTGATTGGTTAAAGTCGAACAGTAAAAAGTTTATTTCGATTACTAGCCACCCATCAATGATTCATCACCGAAGCAAATCAGAAAAGTGGAGCATGACGCGGAAACCATCGCACGTCACAAATACTAACAATGATTATAAAAAAATGAACGTTAGCACGAGCTCTAGACGACTAACAGCGTCTTTTGAATACAGGGGTTAAATATGTTAAAAATAAAGAAAAAAGTGGGCAGGCAAAAGGTAGATGTTAACTGGAAAAAAGTAGATTATCTGTTAAACGCTCATTGTTCGGGTCGTCAGATAGCAGCTTATCTTGGAATGCACCAGGATACATTATACAGACACTGCGTTAAAGAAAAAAAAATGACGTGGGATGATTATGCGCGAGAAAAAAAATCCGCTGGAAAAGCAATGCTTAAAGTAAAAATGTTCGAGACGTCAATGAGCGGAGACGTAGCAATGATGAAGTGGCAAGCAAAACAATTGCTAGGTCAATCTGAAAAAATCGAACACAAAATGAGAGCTGTTGACGTAAAAAATAAAACGGACGAAGAACTAAAAGAAATGGCAGCTTATGCAGCAACTCGCAGCACTCGCTGAGTTAGAGTTACGTTACAGAGCAAGAGCGCAAGCTGCGCAAGAGCTTTATTACAACAGTCTCAGCAACTTTGTGCGTGATGCTTGGTACGTTTTAGAACCAGCGGTTGAATACGTGCACGGGTGGCACATAGATGCGATGTGCGAGCATTTGCAAGCGGTGACTGACGGGGAAATAACACGTTTATTGATTAACGTTCCGCCCGGGTGCATGAAGAGTTTATTGCTAAATGTTTTTTGGCCAGCATGGGAATGGGGCGTTAGAAAATTAGGACATTATCGTTATTTATGCGCGTCTCACAAGCAAGAGCTAGCAGTACGTGACAGCGTTAAAATGCGCAGGTTAATTGTGTCAGACTGGTATCAAGATAGATTTAGGCACATACAACTTGCTAACGACCAAAATGCCAAAGGGAAATTTGAAAACACAATGACGGGATTTAGAGAGGCGATAGCAGCAGGGTCAATCACAGGTTCACGGGGCGATAGAGTGATAATAGATGACCCCCACAGCGTGGACAGCGCGAACAGCGACGCTAAGCGCGAAAGCACTACGCTTTGGTTTCGTGAAGCGGTGCCAACGCGTTTAAACTCGCCTAGCAAGTCAGCTATTTTAGTTATCATGCAACGGCTTAATGATTATGATGTAAGTGGAATGATTTTATCAAACACAGAGAGTAATTATACTCATTTAATGTTGCCCATGGAATTTGAAAAAGACAGGAAATGCGTGACAAAAATAGGATTTGAAGACAGGCGAACAGAAGAAGGAGAGCTTTTATTTGATAAGCAATTTCCGCGTGCAGTTGTAGATAAGTTAAAGTCTGATTTGGGGAGCTACGGTACAGCTTCGCAGTTACAGCAATCGCCAGTTCCACGAGGTGGTGGAATAATAAAATTAGATTGGATTAATTTAGTTGATTCTGTTCCAAAAGATTTTACGTTTATAATACAATCGTATGATACTGCGTTTAAAACGGGGCAGACAAACGATTACAGCGTTGGAATAACGCTTGGGTACTTAAACGGTCAAGTATATGTAATCGACCGGCTAAAGGGGAAATTTGAATACCCAGAATTGCTTAAAAAAATAAAATCAGAATCAGCTAAGTACAACGCAAACATAAGATTAATAGAAGACAAAGCAAGCGGTCAAAGTTTGATACAGTCATTAAAGCTTGAAACTCAACTAAGATTTAAAGCAGTTAATGCAGATACTGATAAAATTGTCCGGACCCATGCGTGTTTAGGATTTTTTGAACAAAATAAATTTAATGTGTTAAAATCTGATTGGTCTGATGATTACATCAAAACACTAACAAGATTTCCCTATGCGTCACATGATGACGATGTTGACGCGACAACGCTTGCACTTAATTATCTATCAAAGATAAAGATAAATAAAAACACGCAAGATAATTATGATATTTTTGGGCGGTAAAAGTGGACTATAAATATTTCGAAGAATTGTATTTTAATATGCGGGATAAAGACTATCCAGACAGGGCGTGTACGATAGCGATGTTGCGCAGGTTTTTGAACGGCACTGCATACGATGTATTGCAGTACCCATTTGGTCAAATCATAAATAAGTCAGGCTATGACGGCGCATACACAGCTCAGAATATTCCGATGTCACAACGCAGGCCGTCTGTGATATCAACGCTGTGCAATACAGTCGTAGACGACAGCGTCTCTTTTCTTTTCGGCGAGGGACGTTTCCCGAAAATTGATATTGATGACGAAAAAACGCAAGAAATTGTTAATGATATTGTAAACCGCACATGCCTGCCAGATACAATGATTGAGCTTGCTCATGACGGCAGCGTGGGCAGCGCAGCTTTATTGATACAAGTTATCAATTCTAAAATTTACTACAAATCGCTTCACACAGAGTTTCTAACCCCCGTTTTCGATAAAAAAAATCCAAACTTGCTAGTAAAGTTAACTCAAAGATATAAGTGCAAAGGCTCAGATTTAATGGCTCAAGGATATAAGATTGAAAAGCCAGACTTTGATTATTGGGTTGTAACTGAATGGGATGATAATAATGAAACGTATTATCTACCGTATTTGCCTGACGATTTAAAAAAGGCTGATTTTAAGCCAAAAATTGATAAAGATTTGACGATTGAGCATGGATTAGGATTTGTGCCGGTTTTATGGATTAGAAATCTTTCTGGTGGCGATTTTATAGACGGTCAAAGCACGTTTAAAAAAGCAATCACTACTAATATACAGTTAGATTATCAATTAAGCCAATGCGCGAGAGGTCTGACATACTCACAAGAACCGTTATTGTTTTATAAAAATCCTGACTCAATAGTTGGCGGGGACATAAGTCCGGGAACAGGACAAATATTGCATGGCGGTGAAGGCTCAGACGCAAAAATGATCGAAATAAATGGTGATGCTTGCAGAGCATCGATTGAGTACCAAAAAGTTTTGCGAGATGTAGCGTTAGAAAACATACATGGAAATAGGTCAACAGCAGAGCGCGGTATAAACGCGCGAAGCGGAAAAGCATTAGAGTTGCTGCATCATCCAGTCATGTTATTAGCATCGAGATTAAGAATAAGTTATGGAGAATTTGGGCTTGTCGAAATCGTTAAAATGATAATTAAAATCTTAAAATTAAGAGAAATTAAATTTGAAAATACAGCGATTAATAAAGGCTCGATAAAAGAAGACGTTACAATAAGTTTGCGTTGGCCGAATTGGTTTGATGATTCATCAGACGACAAACACAAAGAAGCTTTGACGCTCGGAGAGCTTAAAAATGCCGGTATATTAAGTCAAGAAACTGCGGTTTATTCTATAGCAGAAAAATATGGTATAGATGACGTCAAAGAAGAAGTCAACAAAATAAACGCTGAGCAAAAGAAATTTATAGATGATACTCGGCCAAAAGTACAAGAGATTTTTAAATCCTAACGGGGGGAATATGTCAGAAGAAACAGCTAATCAAGAAGTAACGCAAGAAAATACTGTAGAGAAAAAAGAGGTAATTAATAAAACTGAATCTAAGGGCCAGATAACTGACGGGTACGTATCTGAGCTGCGCGATGAAAACAAAAAGCGAAGACATGAAAATGAAGAGCTTTCAAAAAAAATGCAAGAAACTGAAAACAGTGCAAAAGCAGCACTTGAAGAAGTAAAGGCATTACAAGAAAAGGCGAATAAAAAAATATTACGCGCTGAGCTTAAAGTATCTGCTGCAAAATATGGTTTGCGTGATTTAGATGATATTCAACTAGCTGATTTATCGTCAATTAAGATTGACGATAATGGTGACGTTTTAGGCGTGGATGAAGCGTTATCTGCTTTAAAAGAAAAAAAGGGATATCTTTTTGAAGAAGTAAGTACTTCTAACTCAAGAGTGTTTCATCAACCAAATCCTGCACACAGCTCAGGCAATCAAACTGATATCGTATCTAAGATGACTGATGAGCAATATGCAGAGCATGAGCGAAAATGGCTCAGTTCTTTATAAAGATGTTGCATTATTAGTTTTTTTTTTATATTATCTATTTATACATGTTCTCATCGGGTTTAGACAGCCATGGAGATTTAGTTAGTCAAACCCGATGAGGATAATATAATGTTTTCTCCGCAATTTAGTGTTTTACCCGGCAATTTAAATATAGCAGTCCAACAAGGAATGCTTAAGCGACGATTCGAATCAGCTTTACGGGCTGAACTAGGCTATAGAGATGCAGCAATCCGCGTTCCCTTTATGGAAAAAATTGGTACTACAATAACACGTACTAGACCCGGTCGTTTGCCAAGAATTACTACGCCAATCAACCCAGCAACTAACGTTCCACTTGATAATGGATTGCCACAAAATCAAACTCAACTAGAGCAATATACTACGACTGTTGAGCTTTGGGCAGGTGCAGTTGACCCTCTTTGTTTAGCTGATAATGAAACAGCTATCGCAAGTTTGTTTTTATTAAACCAAACAAATCTAGGCGAACAAGCAATGCGGTCTTTGAACGGAATTGTATTAAAACGTTTATTAGATGCGTATTTAAACGGCCAAACTGTTGTAGATGCGACTCTTGGTGCGCCTGCTGCGGCAGTTCATGTTAATGATATCCGGGGATTTCAAACAGTAATTTTAAATGGCGTACCTACGCCAACTTCTGCTGCTGCGACTATGCCAGTCACGTTTAATGATGGCGGAACTTTTACTACTTACACTTTGATAGGAGCTGTAGCTGATATTGTTAACGTTTCAACAGCGCAAGAAGTAGGCGGTATTTCTGGTACATTGACATTTTCGGGTAACGTTACTGTTGCAAACGGAACTGCTGGAAATGCAGTTGTTGGCGCATACTCTCCAACAATTATTAGACCAAACGGAAGAGCCGCTACAGAAGACTTAACAAGTGGCGACATTCTAAAATTTAGCCATATTCGAGGTGCAGTAACAGCGTTAAGCAACAATGCAATTCCAAGAATTAACGGTTATTACAATTGTTATTTGTCACCAGAATCTATTAATCAATTGTTTGAAGACCAAGAATTTCAAATTTTGTACCGTGGTACTGAATTAAATGGTTCTAAAGAATATGACCAAATGATTTTGATTAAAGGTTTGGGCGTTCGATTCATTCGAACAAATGAGCCGCCAATTCAAAATTTGAATAACATGATTATTCAGCGTCCATTTGTTTGCGGCGAAGGTGTTGCAATTGAAGATAGATTTGATGCAGGCATGAATTCAATCATCTCTCGTCAAAGCGGTGCTTACCCTGCTTTATACAACATTGACGTAGCTGACGATATTCGTATGATTGTGCGCGGTCAGATTGATCAGCTTGCTTTATTTATCAATCAAGCGTGGTCTTATATCGCTGGTTGGGCTGTTCCGACTGATAGCACTATCAATTCTAGCGTTATCCGTACTGCTAACAACTCATACTATAAACGCGGCGTATTTATTGAGACTGCATAATGCCACGTGGTAGACCGAGGAAAAACAAAGAGTCATCAATCAATAACGAGCATGATGACTCTTTTCGAAAAGCAGAAGCTAATACGTTTAGAAAAGCTGTTATTATTAATAGCTTTTCTTTTCCTGTAAAACCTTCTCCTTTTCACTCGTCTGTTATGTCGCATTTTTCGCGCGGAACAATTATAAAAAATGAATCGTTAGCTAGAGATATGAAAAAGGCAAATAAGCCGATTGATATCATTGAGGTTTAAGTGGCTTACACAGATGAAGAGAAAGCGAAAATACGCCATTACTGCGGATTCCCTGATTACGGAGCTGAGCCACTTTCAAATTTTTGGCTGCGTAGCACGTGGGTTTCTGGGCAATTAGAATTTGTTATGCGTGCGCAATCTCCAGAAGTTGAAGCGATGGTTAGAGATAAGTTTTTGCCAAATCTTGATCAGCTTGAACAAGATATTTATGGTGTAAGAGAAAATTCTGATACATCACGCGCAGCGGTTTGGTATCGAAATAAATTAGAGCTTTCAGAAAGAGTTCAAAATTACACATGGTGGAGAAAGCGTTTGTGTAGATTAGTCGGCTCTTATTTTGGGCCAGACATCATGGACGGGCAAATGCGGATTGTCGTGTAATGGCTAACGCAGCGTATATACAGGGTAAAATATATTATGGATATGGAAAGGCAGCAAAACATCTAGGACTGGATAGTGATTTTTATCGCTCTGCTACGCCTTTTAATCCGATTGTTGTAGGGAATAAAATAGGAACCATCAAGGTAAGTTTAAATCAAACTTGGGACTATATGAAAGCCAACAGATATGGAAATGCAGTCTGGCAAATGCTTGGGGATGCAAGGCAGCTACCCGATTCTATAGGATTTAATGTATGGGATTATTTCCAGTTTACAGATTTAGAGGGTAAATTATTAACGTTTTTTGTGATAGGAAAACAATTAATTTTGCCGATTTTAGCAGTAGAATGTAATAGAGTTGTTAAAATTGAACGTGCAACGCAAGACGCAGGCCCCGGATTTAGTAATGAATACGCAGGATATACGACTACGCCAAGCGTCCCAAGAAAAAGTATTACGCTTGCAGAAAATTTGCCGATTTCAATTTTGAACCAAGGAATTGGAAGAAAAAATGATTTAAATTTGCCAACTGATACGATGTTGCCAAGATTTATAATTTTGATGCCTAATCTTGGCGGAGTTATTTATAAAAATAGAGATATCATTATAGATGACAATAATTATAGATACGTTATTGTATCGTCTGAATTAACTGATTTTGGCTGGCGATGTAACGCAGAATTTATTGGAACGTAATGGCAACAATAAGGCAAATACAGAATAGATTATGCGAGTTAATAGACGAAGTTGTCTATCCAAACGGACACGCTCAACCTTCAATTACTGGGACGCTTGTAAAAATTTCACCGGGTTGGCCTATCTCCGAGCAACTTGATATTGACTTGCTTGCAGGAAATTCTCAAATAACAGTTTTTCCGGTCGGTGCGTCAGATAAAAATACATCAAGATTCCCAGTACAGTATCAAGATGTAAGTATTAATTTAGCTACTATTTTTATAAATATAGCAGGAAACACTATAACGCTAACGGGTACAACAGATACCCCGCAAGTAGTTTTGATTATTTTGAACGGTGAAACGTATTATTACGCAGTCCAAGCAGGTGATACTATTGACGATGTAGCGACAGGATTAGCGAGCGTTTTGCCAAGTGCAACATCTTTATTAAATGTTATTACGATTTCAGGGGAAGTTTTAACATTAACTGGCCGAATTTCAACGCAAGGAACGTCAGTTAAAGAAATAAAACGACAAACAAAATTGTTTTATGTTTCTGTTTGGACTCCTAATCCTGCTACGCGTGATGAACTAGCTGATGCAGTAGATGTTTTATTAGGTGACATTCGAAGAATTAGATTTTTAGATGACACGGAGTGCAATATTAAATACGTTAAAGCAAACGAGCAGGACCAATTTGAAAAAATGATTTTATATAGACGTGATTTAATCTATAGTATTGAATATGGAACAAACGTTTTTGAATATGATATGACTATTGGCAGCTATCCTTTTACAGTGAGCAAATTATTATGACATCAATTTTATCAAGCGGTTCAGTAAACCCCAATTCACTTGTAGCACCCGGCGTCTATATCGCTGAGGTTCTGCCAACTCCTCCGGTGAACGGAGTTCCAACTAATATTATTGGCGTTGTTGGAACTGCATCGTGGGGTCCTTTAAACAGCCCTGTGGCAGTGAGCAATTTAACGCAACAAATACAAGTATTTGGAACGCCAAAAACAAATGATTTTGATTTAGGCACGCAAGTCATGGCTGCTGCGTCAGTCGGCGCACAAGCTTTTCAATGCGTTCGAGTCGCGGACGGGGATGAAGAATTTGCAGAACTTGATTTAGAAGACGTAGCGTCACCAACTCCAGTAGTCGGAGCAACTCTTACAGCAAAATATACTGGCACTGTCGGAAATAGTATTAATGTTATTGTTTCTGCGGGTACTAATTCTACGGTAGCTGCTCCAACATTTAGAGTTCAAATATTGCTGCCTATTGGTGTTGGCGCAACAGTCCCCGAGGTTTTTGATAATATTGGAGGAACTGGCGCAGCATTATGGGGAAATATTGTTGATGCTATTAATCTTGGGCAGGGAACGCAAGTTCCACCTTCCCAGTTAGTTACTGCAATTGCAGGCTTGTCTACTGATGCGCCTGATTTAGTATCAACTACGCTTGCTGGTGGATTAGACGGCTCTTCTGCTGTTGATGAAGCAGACATGATTGGAT